TGTTCGATCTCCGTATTTAGCTTGTGTAATCTTCGTGGATGATGGTGAGATAATCGCTTTAGGAAATCCTACTTTAACATCAGGTTGGTTTGGTGAACCTGAAGTAGAATTGATTGCTACTTTGTCAGACCTAAATCCATTCTCATCTTCTACCTGGACTTTTACAACTTTAGCTCCTGCTGTGTGGTAAATGTGACTTACAACTACATTAGAAGCATTATCAAGCACAGGACTTAAATCTTGCATTTCGTAAACTGCATAATCTTCATCGGTATCACTAGTATCTGCATCCCAATTTACTCGTATTTTTGTATATTTATTTCCAGTAGATGCAGTGCCAACTGCTGAATTAGTAACTTTTAAAAATAACTTTTGACCGATTGTTGCATTCTCTTTTCCTGATCCTAACGCTGAAGAAAGGGCAGAGTCTGTGTGCAATACTGCTGCGTTTATTGCAGGTCTAAATAATACAATCTCGTTTCCAGCTATGGCTGCTGTATCTTCATGTTCATCATTTTCTGTAAACACTCTTACAAACTTGTTTGCACCCTGAGTTAAAGTAGCAACAGATGACATTGGCACTATTTCAGTAGCTCCTAAATTTGGAGTTGATTGACCAAAATCCTCACTAGCTGTTGCACTTATTCCTGCCGAGCCTGCACTTTCAAGATAGTATTTGTTTATTGAATTATCATTAGTTAAAGTTACACTAAGATTTGCAGATAAACCATCAGCAGTAACTGTTGAACTTAAAGTTGCAGCATCAGGGTCAGCTTCTTGCGTAATAATCTGAAAAGAGCTGTCGCTTACATCTATACCTTCATCAGAAGTGCCAGTATCGGTGTAAAGTAAAACGTAAATCGTTTGACCAAAATCATAACCCATTCGTTTTATATCGTCTCTAGTTATATCAATGTTCTGAACTCCTTGAGTTGTTGAATGTATGTCTTTAAAACGCATACCATCAACACATATTGGCACAGTGTGTGCAGGGTCAATGTGTGCAGGGTTAGCTGGATTCCATTTAATATTAGAAGAATCGCCCTCTCTGTTAGGTGTGCTATAAGTGCAATGATTAATATCTATGCTGCTAGTAAAACTAGAACTTAACGGAAATACAAATAAAGTTTCAGTGTTAGCTTGAGTAAAATCTAATCTTAATCTAATCTTATGTAAAAAGGCTTTATCTGAAACTGATAAAGTATCTTTAGCAGGTATTATAATTTGAGCCACTACGCATTTAGTTGTGCTATTTGTAGAACGTAATGTCATATCTGCACCAAAATTATTAGTGTCAGGAGCCGCACTGTTGAGACCCGCAAAAAAACCTGTAATGTCGTGAGCTATTGTCATTATCTACCTCCCAGCGTATTCATAACGCCACTGATAGGCCCAAACGCAAGCGCATCACCTAACTCGGCTGCTGCCGATGTAACGCCTTTAATCGAATCTAACACTTTGTCTACTTTATTTGACAGTATCTCAAATATTTGACCTAACATCTCTACACTCTTAGTAACTAATCCAAACTTCCTTTCGAGAGCAACTAGTGCCACAACAAGCAAAATAACGCCTATCACTATAGCCATAATTGGATTAGCTGCCATCACTGCATTTAATTTAGCGTAAGCAGCAGTAGTCTTAGTAACAACAGCAGATTCCATGATCTTAGTTTTTATTGTAGATAAGGAAGTTATACTATACAATTTTTGTAATGCTATCGCAATTTCAATAGGGCCAGCAATTACTTCAAAAGCAAATCTAGCTTTATTTAGTGACTTAGTTTGTTCTTCGTTAATAAATCCTAATTCACTTGCTGCTGCCGTAGCTTTTGCCATTCCTCCAGATATTTGATTTAAACTGCTAACCATTGCTTCTTGAACTGCAAGCATTTCCATTGTTTTTAAACTTGCATCTCCTGTAGATTTTTCAAACTCTTTAGTTTTCTGTGAAGCTTTTTCTAAGCCCTCTTCAAGCCCTCTCGTATATGCTTCTAATACTATACCCAATTCATCTACTTGAACCATTATACCCCCAACTCCGAACTTAACTGATTTTGCATTTGATTTAATTCCTCTAGTCTTTCTTGGTTAATTCTATGTGCAATACTAGCTTTTTCAGATGTTAATGAGTTTACATAAGATATTAATGTATCTCTATCGTAATCATCTAAAGCATCTACTAATAATCTAACATCATCATAATTTAATTTAGGCTCTTCAATCATAAGCTCTAACATTCCAATGTAAATAGGCATTGATTGATTTTGTGCATTATTTAGAACTTTAATTTCCTCTGCTTTTAGTGCCAAACCTTTTGCAGACTTTTCATACAACTTACGTAACAATGGTAAATCTTTAGCCATTTTTTCTTTTGTATTATAAAATCTCTCATTTATTGATCTCCACTCTTCTTCAGATAATCTACGCAATACAATCATAGGTTTCTGTTCTACTTCTTTAAGACCAAACCACACCTTTTTCTTAGGCATAAATTTAGCTACTGACGGTAAGAATACTTCTTTTCTCTGCCAATACTCCTCTCGGATATGACTCATGTCAATTAGGGGCGTGTCGATTTGACCTTTGACCTTTACCATTTACCTACCTAAGTTGTGTTTAGTGTCCAATCTGCCGATATTGCGAATGCACTATTGTTTTTGTAATCACCTGCTCCACGAAACTTAATAGTCATTGTATCAACTATCTCACCAGCTCCAGACATCGGCCTAGAGAAAGCAGTGATTGTTCCGTTAGTTAAAGCGATTGAACCGTTAGATGCGCCAAAGTCTAACCTGATTAAAGGTATAGTTTCTCCAGCCACGTATTTGTCATAAAATGTTTCATTCTCAGCAGTCATTGATATCTCCAATGTTATGTCTGCTAATCCTCTACTAATCTTGTTGTTTGCCAAGAATTTAGTAACAGAGTTCCTGGTAGTCGATCCAGAGATAGGAACATTATTATTCTTAATCATTAGCTTAACTGTTTTAAGATTATCAAAAGAAGTAGACATATTATCTGCCATCAAAATATTACGTGCTGAATTTGTGTTATAAATTCCTTTTAACAAATTTGCACTACTTAAACTGTTACTAGAACTGATTGGCCCAGCAGACCAATTAGCATCAGTGGCTAATATCTTAGTAAGGCCACCCGTAGCTCCTGCTGAAGAACCATCTCCAATAGTAGAACCGTTACCTGAACCAAGATCAATAATTCCAGATGAGCCTACAGAAGAATCCAATGTTCCATCAGATTCAAAAACCCTCATATATCTTTCACCAATTTCAACATAACTCTCTGTATCTGGCCCATCAATATTCAATATTCCTTTAGTTGCTGTTAAACCTGCCGATACGGTCAAGTCTGTTGGCAATAATGGGTCTGAACTTGGAGCTGTTGGGAAATCTGATGAAGAAAAGTTTACATTTAAAAATTCATTAGATTCAGTAAAATTAGCATCACCATCTCCATCCTCTGTAAAGAATCCAGTGCATAATGCGTCTACTGTAATGTAACCACCAGTTGTGTAATCTGCTTCTAATGTTACCTCATTAGGAACAACACCCGTAACTGCCGTAAATTCACTATTAGAATTATCTCTTACTACCAATGCCATACTATCTACATTGTTTGTCAATGCATGAGGTATTGGACTTCCTATAGTTGTCCCGCCTATTGCTCTGCCAATCAACTCTTGCCATCCAGTGCTAGTGCCTTGACAAGCTACCTTTATTGGAACGCTTACTGCTATCGGCCCCTGTGCATGGAATCCTTCTGTGGATTGCCCTATGGATGCTACAGGAGTTATGTTCATCTCTACTGACCTTGGATCAAATGTGTCCAATAATCCTAAATGTATCAACGCTGAATTAGGAGTTGGGTCGCCATAAGAATCTCCGCCCCCCGCTGTTCTCTCAGCTTGAAATGCTGCCTCTATATTTTGTGTTAGTTTTACCATTATACCACCGCCTCGTAATTTGTTATTTCACAATCGAGAACGTAACGAAACCAACGCCTGTTTTTGTCAGACTGGTCTACCCTGGTAAGCAGTTTTATATCTGCGTAATCAGTGTTTAGTGCAGTTGAACTATTACCTGCTCTAGCACTCCTTATAATGCTCACAACTCCAGAATATAGCTTTCTAAGCCTTGACCTACTAACCGCTGTGGATATATCAATAGAAACTCTTGCAGTTCCTTTGTCTACTCCTTCTCCTATTCCTAAAAAGTCGTGATTTGCTGCTACCTCATAACAGCGTATTAAATCTCCATTCTTCAAATTCTTTTTTCCAAGATCCCAAGATTCGTCTATAGTTGGGGTTGTAGAATCTACATTAGACGCTACTTGTGCCCAATTATCAGATAATACAGATACTACTGTAGACACAGGGTCGTTGATTGTTGCGTAGGTAACAGCCATCAGTAATCTGCTGATACCCTCCCAATTCCAAAGCCACCAATGCCTGTTGCCATAATAACTTTGCGACCAACTCGTTTATTATCCTTAAGAATTTTTACACCCATATCTTCAAATTTTTGTGACCTTGACGCATTGTCCATTGAATCATCACCTTCTTGCATCAAATTCAAGTCATCATTCATGGCAATCATAGCAGATGTAAAATATATTGTTGCTAGTTTAATATCATCAGGCGTGCTAGCTGTTGCGTATTTGTAGCTAACATATCCATCTACACCTGCGGGACTGCTGTTTACCATATTAAATGTTGAATAATTCTCAACGTATATTAACCCTCTTTCCGTGTCGGCCCACATATCTTTACCTACCACATCGGTTACAGAACTACCAAGAGCTTTGCCTTCATCTGAGTCTAAGTAATCTTGATACTTACTACCATTCCATATTTTAACATTACCATTTGTGTTAGCAAAATTTGGTGTTGCATTCTGTGAAAATGCTAGTATAGGAAAATGCTCAAGCTGTATTCTACCTCTTGTATTTACGACATTTGATCTTACTTTTTGGATTCTAATTCTTTCATCTGTAACACTTCTAGCCCTTGCAGTTGCCCATGCGTGTTCAGTCATTTGATCTACTCTTTCTTCAGCCATTTCAATAAGAGCCTCTACATCACTAGTAGTAGGAGTAGAAGAACCTGAAAAATTGTCTACCTGTAAAAAAGCAGCTACTTGATTAGCAGTGCAATATGCTACCATTAGAGTATCCTACTCAATGCTGTATTCATCAACTTCTCGCCTGTAGTTGCTACAACCATACCATTCATGTCGATTGGTTGTCCTGCCATGTTCCAGCCGATTGCTCCAACTGGTAACGTAAGGTATCCTTGCTGTTGTGCTAATGGTGGTGGCCCTCCTCCATTTGCAGTATAATATTGCTCACCGTTTGCTAATTGGTCAATTTGTGGTGGTGGTAACTGCCATGCTTGTGGTTGCATAGTTTGTGCCCCAGTTCCCACACCAAACCATGTCCAGGGCTTAAACATACTAGCTCCGCCTTGCATAGGCATTTGCTGTTGCATGTATGGATTCATCATAGGTTGTTGAGTCACGGCAGGAGCTTGCTGGAGTTGGCCATCACTACCATAGGGATTTTGCCAGTTGAGAACTGAGTGATGTGAATTATCTTCTGTAGCCCACTCCTCGTGCAAGGTGAGACGTGCATTAAGCTCCTCCGCAGCCTCGTCACCATACATAGTTCTTGGATGCCAATCAATCTGAGTGTTGTAAACTGTTTTTAGAAACTCCATGTTATCTGCTAAATCTGTAGGAATCTGAACATCAGTTTCCTTACATAGTGCTTCTAACATCTCAACAGAATTTTTAATAACAGGGTAAAGGTATTGGCATACCCTCATTGTAATGTTTTCTGCTGCCTTAGCATCGTAATCTGGATGCTGTATCTTGTCTACTGCCACTGGGTTAAGATAACCTGCTGGGCTTCCTGCGTATCCACTCATAGTTTTCTCCAATATATTTCATAGTTGTCAAGGTCATTGACAGTAATCTCATACTTAATGCTTAACAATTTGTTAAGATCGTTCATGTCACTCATAATCCAAAACTCCTGTTTTGGCGGGTTGACAAAGCACCAAGATACTCATCATAGTCACGTTGGTGTAACTTACAGAAGCCTCCTCCTGTCGCCATGCCACAATAAGGACATTGGTCTTTGCCATGTTTACGCCTTAATCCCCACCACTTTCGTGATAAACGCTTATGTTTCATACTGAGACGTTTTACGTATAAATCTAATTCTTCATCAGACATCTGCTCTGCCGTCGGCATCATCCTTTGTTGAACTGGTGCCCTTTGTAAAACATTAGGAGCAGGTGCTTGTTCTCTAACTTGTTCATCTTGTTCTTGTGTTTGGCGTTGTCTAGCTAACGTTGTCATCTGAGGAGGCCCTGCCATCAGTTATTCCTCCTTTGATACTCTTTAGTAATCTTTATCATTTCCTGAATCCACTTTAATTTCATTTGAATGCTACATCCTCCATACATTGTGTGCAGTAATTACGACCTGTGCCTTCATTACACCAAGAAGCCTTTTTACCACAAATCACACATTTCAAAGCAAGCCAACTATCTTTAGACAATTGCTTACTCATAGACCTCCCTTTCTCATCATCTGTGCAGTCCTGGTAGCTGCTTGCCCTACCTGAACTTCTGGACTAACAAACGCCTTAACTACTAATGCTTTGATAGTAGATAAGATCACGCTAACTGCCAATACAAACATTAAGAATCCATTGTATAACCAAGCAACGCCCCAGATAGCCATGCCGTAATCTAATACAACTTCTTCATAAAAGTAGCCAACATAAAGTCCAACACCGCCAAATGCAAAACCTAAACCAATTAGCCACACACATCTCTTGAACCAAACCCACTCTATGTATCTACAAAACTCTACATCTTGCTGACCTCCTGCACCCATAGTGCTTGGATATCTTCCCGTGCTAAACAACATATTTCTTATGAATCTCATTGTGTCACCATATCTGCGTATGCATTCTTATGCGAGTCAATCTTCTTGTAAATGTCACGTTTGAACTCCCTAGAGAGTTGATATGCAACCTCATATCCGATTGGCTCCGCACCATCAGGCATCGGAATCCACTTAGGATGATAGGTATATATAGTAATCCTACGGAAGTTAGGTTTGAAATCTAGCTTGTCATCATGATATTCTATGTATGCTTTTTGTGGAAAACCCTCTTCATCAGTCAAAGAATCTAAACTATGCTCCATTAATACGGCATTAACCGTATTTTCTATGATCTTAACTTTCATCATTTTTGACACCGACAGTGCAGTTTCCCATCTAAAGATATCAGAGGGTGTTAGATTCTCAACTACTGAATGCATCAATTCATCGCAACCAATGATGCACTCACTCATGTCAAAAGTTTTGATCCTAACACCTTTAAGATTGAAATCTTTAACTTTGCCTTTAATTGAACCTGCATCGTTAGATACTTTAATCCAATCATCTATAGCAAATTCAGTTCTATATGCTACAGTCAAAAAAGATAAAGCTCCATTAATTGGACTATATTGGGAAAAAGCAGCGTAGGTAAGTGCAGATACCCCCACTATGTATTCGGTTTTTGCTAAAAGTCCACTATACATCAAAACACCTATGCTAAAAATTAATGCGCCTAGTATTCCAAATACTTGTGCGGCTGCCTTTCCCTGTAAGCTTCTTATTTTATAATCTGTAAATGCAGACTTTTTTGCTTTACTTATCGCTGCTGATACTCCTAACGCTACTGCGATAAACCATGCAAAAATTAACCCCTCATCCACTATTTTTACCTGCTAATTTATCAATGTGTGCACCTTGCTCTGCCTCTAACAATTCACCTGATTGTGGATTAATATATCCGCCTGCTGGCATTGGAGCCATAGGTTGTTGTGATTGTTGTTGCATCTGTTGATACTGTTGATACGGTATCATATTAGGTGGTATAGCCTGATTTGGCATTTGAAAACTAGTAGGTTTTTTTCTTCTTTCAGGGATCATATCTTCTAAATCCTGAGAGTCCGCTATAGTAGACAAGATGGTATATGTGAAAGCACCACTTACCGAACCAAACCATAGTGCATCGTTATAAGCCATCCCACCGACATACATCAGTGTGAACGCATTTGCTATAAAAACAAGTAATGCGCTTAGACGATTATACGATTGCTTTATTTTGTGCTTTATCGATTCATCCATATTTGTTTATCTATTACTCCTTTAAATAATTATCATCCCGTTTGTAATTCGTGCGAATTGTCCAGGTTAGGTTTCTCTAATCTAAGATCATCATCCCCTGCCTCATCTGCATCCAATAACTGCTGAGTGTCTAAGGTGTGAAAGAATTGTCTTATGTTACCAATGCAATTAGTTACAGAACCTATTACCGTTAAATCACCTGTAACATCTAAATTACTTACATCTCCTACTATCTCAAATCCACCGCCAGCAGATTCAGGAATGTTAGTTGGAGTTTTTGTAGAATCTCCTGTTACTGTTGTGTTTCCTGTTGTAAGTGTTGATGATGATGACATTGTCCAAGTGTCTGATGCACCTGTGTAAAAATTTAAGGTAGAATTTCTTAAATCTAAGGTTCCTCCGTTTACATCTGTATTTTTTACATTTATTGTATTAGTATTAGCATTGAAGGTTGCCCCACTGTTTACTTCTAACTCTGATGTAAGTGTAAGGTCTCCTGTAGCTGTTGTGGTTGCTGAGCTTGCTCTACAAGTTATTCTTTTTGTAGTTAATTCAGGTATATTGATATTTCCCGAAGTATGGTCTAACTGTATAGAAAATAAATCTGCTACTGCGCTTGTTTTAACATCTGAACCTATTGTAATTGTTTTGTCTCCAGTTTTTATTTTAATCTGTTCATTTACAGTTACTCCAAGTTTCTCATTTACTACTAAATTGCCAAATACATCTAACACACCGCCTGTGTCTTGTAAACATTTTAAATTAGTTGTAGAACCATCGTTTACAGTAAGATTGTTTACATCTTCTCCTCCAGTGTTATATGTAAAAGTCTGCGTTCCAGATTTAGCAAAAACAAGCGTAGAAGTGCCGTGTGTAAATGTTCCTGCTCCTACCCAAGACGCACCTGATATTGTTCCGTCAAGGTCATCGTCTGTTTCTATGTTGTCTACTGTGCTTCCAGTTCCTTCATCAAATTGATACATAGCAACAAGGTTTCCTGTGTTTGCCATACTTGCGTGAGCATTAAACATATCAGCTCGAAGTTCAGCTTGTGTTCTTGCATCATTAAATGCACGAACCATCGCTATCTGTCCCTTCCAATAAGCATCAGGAGTAGCACTTATGTCCCTTGCACCAATAGATGCTTTTCCTGAGTGTGTTAGATTTTGTGAAGATTGTGTGCTTTTATCTTTTAATTTACCATCAATGTAAAGCAAATAATCATTTCCATCTCTAACTGCGGCAACGTGATGCCATTTGCTATCTTCATAACTTACATCAGCAGCATTGCATACAGCAATAGCATTAACAAAGAATTTAATATTGTTAGAAGATTGCATATATAGCAAAAATCCATTATTACTTGCATCTCCATTAGCTATTATTGTTCTATTGCCTGAGCCACCATCTGACCTAAACCACGCTTCAAGCGTAAAATTACTGGTTCCAAATTGCCAATCACTGTCATTACTTAAATCAACATAATCATTAGTTCCATCAAAGTCCAAAGCACTCTTACCAATAAGACCACCACTGGTAGTAAAATCTCCTGCTACTGTGATTGTATCGTCATTACCATCTAAGGTTCCTCCTGTGGGTATTGTCAAATTACCACATTGATTTCTATCTGCGTTTATGCTTTCAACTGGTGAAGCCACAATTAGATTACCTCTATAATATTCAGACTCATCCCAGTCACAACTGGTTGTTCCATTATTTATTAATATATTTGTTGTTGCATCACCAACAAAAGTGGAATCTCGGAATCTTTGGTCATCTCCTGCACTACTTCCTGTAATAATTATAGACGCCCCCTCTTCTTCATCGTATGTTCCATTATCTATAGTAACTCTACTTGCGATAAGCATACTACCTGCACCGCCGAAATTAATAATAGTGCCTGAACCTGTTGAAAAATGACCAGAACATTCCATCCTCTGTCCATTCAGATCCAGAGTAGCTCCACTACTTACTGTTACGGCATCAAACTCACAATCTCCTGTAAGTTCTACTTTATCTCCAT